CTGATTAACCCAGCCGACATGCCCTGTCGTATTACTGAGCTTCGCCAACACCTGATTCGTGGTGCCGCCGGCAGGAAACGACGCTCCGGGCGGACCCTGGGTGCCAGCCAGCGTGATCTTCTTCACCGCGCCAGACAGCGAGACGACGATCTTGTTGTTGACGACCTTGACGCTCACGGCAGCCTATCCGATGCGGTGTTGATGTACCCGTAAAGCACGGTCTTGGTGTGTCCGGCCGTATTCGTCCAATCAATCATGTAGGCGTATTTCTTCGCGGTGCGAGAGAAGTCGCCGCTACTCTCAAACGACGAGGTGTCGGGCTCCAGAAACTCCATTTCGCCATTAGCAAGATTGACCGGGTTGATGGTCAGCGCAATGTCGGCTCCAGTGCCGTCATCAAGCAAAGAGGCTTTTCCGGAAAACGTCGAACCGGTCAAATTGACCGGCGTTACGCCGTCTTCTTCCGTGATTTGGAATGCAAACGGCCCGAGCGTGTCACCAACCCGAAGATCAATGTCGAGCCGGTCGCCAATCGACCCGATCTTGTCGGCCATTACTTAGCCGCCTCCAGCAGCGCAAGCAATTCAGTCTTGCTCGCGTTCTTCTTGTAGGTAACGCCTTTCGCTTCCAGGGCGGCGCGAATCTCGTTTGCCGTCAGCGCGCCGTCGCCGTTTGTATCGGCGCCTTTCGCGGGCGCATCAAACAGCTCGTGCCGATCCGGATCGAAGTCCGATTCGTTGATGACAACGAAATCGCCTTGACCGTCGCCCCAAGGCTTCACCTTGATGGTTTTCAGATCCATGTCGTTCTCCTGTTGTTCCGATTGCGAAAACCGCCCCGCAGCCGAAGCCACGGGGCGTACGGCGGTTAGCCGAGCAGCAGACCGATGTGCTCAGTCTTGATCGCGGCGACACCCCATGCCAGCGCAACCTCGTACTGCACTTGGCGGTACTGCAGGTAGAGGCTGATCTCGAAGGAGAGACCGGAAATCGGGTCGGTGATAATCATCCGATCCGCAGCGGAGTCGCCTTGCTCGGGCAGGGCCGGAGCACGCGTAGCCAGCGCGATTGCCGAGCGGGCGAAGTACATATTGCGCCACGCTTGGTTGACCACCGTGATGTTGGTAGCCGCAGCCGGAATGGCCTGCATCAAGCCGGGCGCCGCCAGCGTGAGCGTGCCGCCGTTGGACACGTCCGAGTCACCGGTGACGACCACGTACTGATTGGCGTCGCCAGCGAAGGTGATGACATCACCTGCGAGGATCGTGCCGGTACCGGCCGATGCCAGCGTAATCGTGGTGGCGCCAACGGCGTAGCCCGCGTTGTTGGTCGTCGCCGACGCGCCGGTGCCTTTCGCGGGGCGCTTGATGCCAGCCGAGTTGCGCAGCGCGAAGTTCTGCAGGCGGTCTGTGATGCCGTTGCGCAGCATGTCTTCGCGGCCAGCCTCGTTGACCTTGAACAAACCAGACTGCTTGCCGCGCAAGTTCTGCATCGCGGCGGCACCAAGCACCATCTGGAAGTCGAGCCCTTGTGCGCCGTTGTCTTCCAGCAGGCGCAGCGCACCGGCGGTATCGCTCAGGTCGCCAGCAGTGCCGAACGGTGCGGTACCGGCCGTACCGGTGGCACGCGAAGCGTAGATGTGCAGGCCAGCGAGATCACCCTCGACTTCATTGGTCAGCGTGCGCATCGCCTGCGCGAACTGGTTGCGAAGAATGATGTTGTACGAGGCGCCGTTGTTATCGAGACCGCGCTTTTCTTCACCATTCCAGCGCACCGGAACACGACGCGCCTTGGTGATCGTCATCGACTTGGCGCCGATGGTTTGATCGCCGTCATTGGGCGGCGTGACTGCCGGCGTAATGTCGGTTGCGCTCGCGGCCGGCGCGACGTGGCTGGTAACGGTCTGACCGACCGCCGCTCGCTCAAACGTCATGTCGGAGCTGACGGCCGGAATCATGCCGACCATTTCGCGCGACACAAGATCGAGCGCGTTGTACATCGTGGGGATAAGCCCGGTAAGGGTGTTAGCCATAAGAAAACTCTCTCAGAAATGAAGAAGCCCGCTCATAGCGGGCTTCTTCGCGGGGTTGGAATGTGTCAGTCGGTGATGACTGCCGTGCCCTTTGCCGCCTCGTTCGCCGCGGCCTGTTTGCCGACTGGATCGAGTGCGTCATACTGGGCTCGGGTGTACGTTTTCTTGCCGCCCGTACCTCCTGCGCCTTGGCTCGCGCCAGAACCCGATGCACCACTACCCTTGAGGATTTGCGCCTTGTTGGGGTACTGGTCAACGAGCATGCTGAGCGCTTCGTCAAAGTCGGCGAGTTCGCCGGGGCGAGCGCTTGAGTACAGCTTGTTGCCGGCCGCGTCCGTTGCCACGATCTTGTCGCCGTCAATGGTGAAGTGCTTGCCGAAGCGAGCTTGCACCAGATCAGCGGGAATCGCGAGCTTGTCCGCGACGAATTTGCTGCGGGCAAAGCCGCCGCCGATTCGTTCTGCAAAAAGCTGCTCCTTGTAGCGCGCGCCTTCCTCGACCATCGGCTTGTACTTCTCTTCAACGGCTCGCACGGCCGCATCCACGACCTTCTGCGACTCGCCGGCGTCGATCAGTTTCTTGGCATCGAGACCTTTGACGGTTTCGAGCGCCTTGAGCGCGGCAGCCGGATCAGTGATCCCCTCGAACGCCTTGAGTGACGCCGTGGCTTTCTCTGCGGCTTCGCGGTGGCCTTTGGCCTCAGCATTCAACCGACTGATCGTGGCGACAGTGCCGGCCGCGTCAAACGCGATTTCGGTGCCATCGTCCTTGATGTAGACCGGTTTGCCATCCTGGAGGACGACGTTGCCGTTTGCATCGAGCTTGAGCTTCATTTGGTACTTTCTCGGGCATCCACCCGCGTGTGACGGTGCTGCATCCGCAGCGAAACACCCGCGCGACATCCGTGCGACAGGCAACAAAAAAGCCACCCGAAGGTGGCTTTCTATTTCTGGCGAGGCCGTGGCCTCGAAAACTTGTCAGGCGACGACGACGCGCTCGCCCTTGAGGTGACAGCCTGCACATACGACGGCACGGGCTCCACCCTTCAACCTTCCACGCACCAGCGTGGCGCCGGTGACGGTCTCGATCATTTCCCGGCAGCCGCAGCGCGGACACTGCAGTACATCGGGCGCCGCCACGGCTAGCAAACGTCTAGCAAGGCGCGATTGCGAGGTATCGGGAGGCGAGCCCTTTGGAACGATCTGCATGCGGCAGAGAATACCGCAATCCGGTCAGGGCGTGACGCCTCTGGCCTGTAACTGCGCCAGCGTCAACCAGCGTCCACGCCGGTCAAACATCTGATCCCAGGGCAGCGCGCCGGAGCGCATCATGCGACCGCGCACCGGCCCCAAAATCTCATCCTGTCGCGCCGCTGACTGACGCTGCAGCCATTCGCCGTACGTCAGATCGGCGGGCACCTGGCCGTCCATGCTGGCGCGCGTTGCCGGCGAGAACTCTGGCAGGTCAATGCCAAGGTCTTTCCAGCTCCGCGTCACCGGAACGCTGGCGCTACGGCAATTTGACACAACCAGATCGCCAGCAAAATACGACGCATCTTCCTCGACGGAAAGGTCATAAACCATCCCATCATATCGCTGCATTGCCAGTGATAAAATGGGATCATGACCAAAACAAATCCCCGTCTTGCCGAATTGATCGCGAATGAACACATGATCGGCGGCAAATCGCTCCGAAGTATCGAGCGCGTTCATAGTCTTTCCAACGGCGCGCTGTCCTCCTACGCGAGACGGCACAAGATCGCAGTTCGATCGAAGGGCGATCAAATCCGTCTCGGCATCCAAACCGGACAAGTCGTATTCCCTTCCGGTGACGCACATTGGGCGTGGGGGCAAACAAAGCAAACTTCGCAGGCTTACCAGCTTCATTCGAAGCGCATGAGGGAACATAACCCGAGCCAAGCGACAAGCGTCCAAAGCAAAATCGCGCAAACGAGCATAGAGCGTGGCCGCTACGCTCAAACTGCCGAGCGCATGCGAGGTGGCTCTATTCCACTGTTGATTCGCGAGAAGATCGCCAAGACTGTCGCGCCCCAACTGCTTCAACGCATGAGCGACCGAGAGCAAATGATGCTGCGCACACTGGTCGCCTTCGATCAGCTCTGGATTCCTCAGTACGAATGTCACGCAGCGATTTTCGATTTCGCGCGCCCCGACCTCAAGATCGCTTTTGAGATTGATGTCGGTGGACACAAGCTCAAACGCTCGCGCGAGCGCGATGAGCGGGTTGTCGCAGAGGGTTGGATTGTTTTTCGGTTTCGAGTTGATCGCGCTATCGATCCGTCGTACTTCATCAAGGCGATGCTGATCGCCAATCAGATCGTCCCCGACTTCAAGTGCCCCCATAAACTTCCACCCGGTAGAAGTCAGTATCGGGTGATCATACGTTGTCGCGAGAACCCGTCCGGACTTCGTGTGAGCAGCCCTGATGACCCCGCTCTCGCAGCGCTTGCAGTGCAAATCAAGAACCGGGCGAAAACGCCCTAGATGCGTCATAACCATCGTACCGGCCCGCACTTGCTCAACCGGTATGTCGCCATCTATCGTGCGAATCAACGTTCCAGCGGGAACCGCGTTCCAATGCGCCCGGCCGGGGCCACCCAACCACGGCAAATCGTGACCAATCGGCTTGTGGGCGTCTGCGGTGTAGCGCTTGCCGTCGCGCGCCTGGCAGATGTGGGTCGTTCGCGAGTCGAGCGTAGACACCCACTGCTCTGCCGCGATGAGCTTCATGTTGGCACGGTAGAACTCGCCGCGCGCCGTGGCTGCTGTATGGCTGACAGCCGTATTCACCACGCTGCGCAGCGACCGGCGGTCAATCTCGATGATGCCATCTGAGTAGCGCAGCGCCCGCGTGCCGCGAATCCGCGCCATGATTTGCGCGTTGGTTTCGTTGCTTACGTAACCGACGCGGATCGCTTCGCGAATTCGCCGCATGCGGTCGTCAGCGATGCTTGACGCCCACTCGGACAGCAGCCGACCTTGAAACGGCCGAGACACCACGGCCGCGTACACCTGTTCCGCTGTGACCATCATCAGCGGGAGCCGTGCCAGAACCTCCGCCGGGATCACCGCACCGAACAGCGCCACTTGAAACGCGGCCTCAGCAGCGCCAAAAGCTCGCATCTGAGCGGCAAGATCGCCGCCGATTCGCGCGTACACCGCATCGTTCATCGCGCGCACCGATTGCAGCAATGCCTCAAGCCGTGCCACAGTGAACGAGTCGGCCGGCATCCTTTCGAGCGCCGAAGTCAACGCAGCGAAGATGTCGGCGTCTGCCCCATTGAGCATGCTCACGAGCCTACGGACGACACCCTCCGAATACTGGTGCGTGTCTATCGCCCGGTGAATCGCCGCATCAAGCAGGCGTTCGTTTGCCGTCATTTACTCGGCGGCGCCGGTGGAGCAGGCGGCGGGTTGTCGTTCAACGTACCAGGCGGCGGGCCTTGCTCTTCAATAAGCGCCTTTTCTGTTTCCCAGTTGGTGTCCGGCGTGATGATGCCGCGTCGCTGCCCCTCCTTGAACAGCGTCTGGTCAGACATCCTGCCGGCTGCCGCCATTGACACCAGTATCTGCATTGAAGCATCCGCGAGACTGTTCGCCGCGAAATCGTTGAAGATTGTGACTGTTCCGCCTTCGGCCTCGCCGATCCATTCGGCCATGAACTGTAGGGCCAGATCAAGCGCGTCTTCCGTGCTTTGCACGACACGCTGTAAGGCACACATATTGACCGCCGTTTCGGCCGAAAACTGAGTCGCGGTCAAGTTATTGCCGGGCAGCAACAGCATTTCCGCCCCGGCTTGGCGCATGCGCTCTTCCAGCGCGGTGATGGATTCCTTGCCGGCGCCAATAGCGGCGCCTGAGTGCTCGACGTAGGCCAGCGTTGCGCCAGCCTTGAGCGCGACAGCGCTGGCGGTTCCGATTTCAAGCTTGAAATCTTCTCCGGCACCAGTGGCAGTCAGGATCGGCACCCGGGCGACGTGCAGAATCGTTTGCTGATCGCTCGACGACTGGTAGTGCTCCACGTTCATGTAAGCCAGCTCGATCATCGGCGGATTGCTCAACATGAAGCCGATCCGCTTGCCGTACACCGGCACGAACGGGATTTTCTTCACGGTCGTGATGCCGTTTTCGTACGGCACCCAGTTTTCCTTGTCGTCCTTTCGGTATGTCGCCCAGGCGCCCGGCGTAAGCACGCGAACCTGTTCGATTTCCTTCTCACCGAAGTCGCCGTCATCCTCGGTGACGCACTCCTTGAAGCGCAGCATGTGGAATGTCCAGATGCCGTCCTTCTGAGTCGCGCGCCACCCGAGAATCTGCGTGGGGTGAATCTGCACCATGTACGGGCGAACACCTGCGGCCTGCTCGTCCGCCTGCGTGCGCACCACCCCCGCATCGACCTTTGGAAAATCAACCAGAATGCCGCTCAACCCGAGCGCGAGCGCTTCCTGAAAGACATCGGCCGCAAACGTGTCGAGATTGCGACCCTGCAGATCGACATCATTTTTGCACCATGCTTTGAGCCGTTCAGGAACGCTCTTGTCGTAGGTGATCGGCTTGCTAAAAGGCTTTCCGGTCAGCGTTTCTACCGTGTGGCTGTACGCCGGATACAGCACCGCCTTGCTGAGACGGCGCTTGTAGCTCTCCTGGCTTTCAGCGGGCATCTTGGGCAAGTACCGTTCACCACCGGCACGGATTGCCCGCGTGCCACCCATGAGAGTAGCGGCCAGCTCGATGTCGGCTGACATCGCCTTGACGGCGCTCGATTGTTCAGCAACTTTGTTCGACATTAGAAAGCCAGTGGTTTAGAAGTTGAACGCTGCGACGAAGCCAGAACGCGATAGCGGGTCTCGTCGGCGATGTGATCCTCGGCTTCGGTGTCGATGTCGTCCGGATCGCGCTCGTCGCGCGGCAGTGACGGCACCGTGCGGATGAAGTCGCGGTTGTTTGATGTCACCAGCAAGCCGGGCTTGTCGAGGCCTTTGGCCGTGGCCTCCAGCCGGACACGCATCAACTCCCAGCCGTTCTTTCGTGAGCCAGCCCGTTTGTCGGCACGCTCCCAGTAGACGCCGGCACGCTCCATGTTTTCGGCAATGGAGACTTCGTCCGTTACGTCATAGATCGCGGAGTCGGCCGGCCCGGCGTAGGCCTTGATCTTGAGATTCTTCTCGCGCTCTAGGATACCGAGCGCCACGGCTGCGGCAGTGATCCGCAAGCCCTCATTGGGCTTGCCCGTCGATCCGTACCACTCGTTGAGCCTCACCAGAGTACCGCGCGGCAGAGTCCGCTGATTGCCGTTGATCGTGATCGGCGTTCCGTCTGACTCGCCCCACCAGCCCACGGAAAACGGACGGCTGCTGCCCCAGTCAAACGAGCGGTCAATGCGCCAGCTCTTCGGAACCTCGAACGGCGGGATGATGTGTTTCGATGCGTCCCAAAGGTCGTCAAACATACCGCCGCTGGTGATGTCCCAACTACCGTAGAGCCATGCCTTGCGCTTGTTCGGGTCGCTGATCGACTCAAGGTTTTTCACGTACTCGGCGTCGAGATACGTGTTCTCGCGCAACGCGCCGAACAGACAGACGCGCGCCTGCCCTTGCGCGTTCAGGATCGGGATTCCGTATGGCGCCGGGTCGATGAAGTACGCCTTCACCCAGTTGTGACCCACGCCGTAGGGATTCGTCGTGCTACGGACCTGCAGCGGCAATCCGCCCGGTCGAGACGTGCGACTGCACGACATCATGCTTTCGTAGCAAGCGCTCGACGGCCATGCTGTCAGCTCTTCCCACGCGATGAATGGGTACTCGTGCCCGTGGTAGTTCCAGTAATCCTCTTCGGTAGCGAAGGTCCGGAAAAGCAGCTCTTCGCCGTCCGGCCAAACCCACTTCAACGCGCCTTGGCTGCTCAGGAACTTCGGCCTGTACGCAGTAAAGCGGTTGAACCACCGTTTCGACTTCGTGATGATGTCGTCCAGGTGCTTGTACTCTTTGCGGAAGATCACGCCTCGCCAATGCGATCCGTACCCCTTGCCGCAGTGCTGCACGAACGACATCAGCGTCGCGTCCGTGTTGTGTGTGACGATGAATCCATCCGTCACAACGTAGAGATGGTCGGGATGGTCGATGCGGATGCAGTTGCAGTCCATCACGCCCACCGGCTCGATACCCACGACACGCCGGCATAGCTCATCGTGCATGTAGCCGCGTACCCGCGCCGCCTTTCGCGTCAAGCGGAAAGGCTCGAACTTCTGTGCTGGCTGAATGTATAGCCGGTATGCGGTGGCCATTCCTTCAATTGGCTTGACCGTCAAGGTGGCTTTTGCGCCAAGCGACCGAGCTATCCACTGCACATCATCGGCGAGCCGACGTGACGTGCTGACGTATTCAATGTACCCGTTCTCGTCAACCGATCCGTCGGTGTCCATCAGTCCTTGCAGGACTGCCAAACGAACGGCAACGGGCGCGAACTTGTACCAATCCGGAATGAACTTAGTTCCGCTATTTGTGTTCTTCAGCCCGAGTCTTTCGATTTCTGGCTTCAGGTGCGGCACGGTGAATTGCCGCAGATTCCGTCCGGGATATGGCGGCGACTCTTTCGCGCCAGCCGCTAACGCGCAGCTTGCTAGCTCATCGTCAGCCGTGCAATACAGCACACGCCCTTGGGTGAAACAACCATCACCCAGCAACAGCCCCAACAGATACGGGTCAACCGGCAATTTGCGCAACCGGCGCGGCGATTCCAACCCCAGCGGACTGACCGTAGGGATCAGAACGGATCTCCCCGCCTCTACATGCACACGCATTGCGTCAGTATCGTCAAAGTGCCAGTTGTCACCCGTGGTCTTGCGTGAGTAACCGACAACGCGGAACTTCCACAAGTGCTCGTCAGCGGCGATCACCTCCGCCCCATCATCAAACGTGACGCGGTAGCACTGTCGTTGCGGGCGCTCGAAAACGTGTGTGACGCGCGCCGAAGTGCCATGCGGCGTCATCACCATGTCGCCACGCTTGAGGTCGCCGTGCCGCTTCCATCCGCGCGCGGTGAGTACCGGCGTATCTAAAGGCAGCGCCTTCCCCGGTCCGCGCGTGCCCGAGTAGCAAACCTCGCGGAGCGGACAGTTCAGGTAAAGCGTCTGGCTGCCCGGCAACGGTTGCCAGACCTTTTCAAGCACCTTTTTGCAGGTCCGCTTGCTGCTTCGCCGCAGCCTTTGCCCATTCTTCGGGCGACATCACCGGGCCAGCCACGAGAACGCCCTGCGGGGCATCCACTTTGGCGTCAACCTTCACGGGTGAATCAAGGCCAAGCAGCTCGGCTCGGCGCTTCATGATCTTCAAACAGGCGTCGAGCGACTGCAGGTCTCCGCTCTGCGCCTTGAGGTAAGGGATCGCCCACATCGCGTCCAGTCGCTCCAGGTCCAGTTGAAGCAACTCTGTTGCAGGTTCGCGAGTGATCGCCCGGAGCGAGCGCATCACGGCATCATGGGCGCCCTGCTTGCCGGCGTAGCCAAGCTCCTTCGCAATGACTTCGAACGTTGCTCCCTCCATGCGAAGGGAGAGAGCTTTCGCTGCCTTTTGCTGTGCCTCAAAGGCGATCTTGCTAGTTTTCGCGCTATTGGAGACAGCCCGCTTTTTCTTGGTGCCGGCAGTGGTCTTCTTGGTCACGGTGAAACCTGGAGCGTCTGCTGTCTTAAAAGAAAAACGGCCCCGAAGGGCCGTTGATGTCATTCCTCAGGGGATGCCCTGCTCTTACGAGCCGGAGCTTTTGCTGAGACGGTTGAAGTCACGCATCAGCGAGCGTTGAACACGCTGGCGACGGGACAAAGTACGACCACGCATAGCGATACCTCTCTCGGTTGGTTATTTGCCCAGTACAGGGCGGTTCAAGAACTCGATCCATGCCGGATCGGGCTTCGGTTCCGGTTTGTACGGAACGTCGGCACTCGGTAGAGTGATGCCAAGGGCCTTGGCCACGGCGCACCCGTCATAGAAGCGTCCTCCGATGCCGATGTCACGCACCTTGAGGGCTGCGAAGAAGTGGTCTCGCTGCTCCCTTGTCTGGAAGCACAGCGCGGCCCAGTATTCAGTGTCTGTCGCCAGCGCAAAACGGGCGCTTTCATCGGCCGCACGCTTTCGGAAGCCGCTTTGCAGCTCGTCCAGGTCGGCGGCGGAATCAGTCTCTGCGTCGCCTGTGGGCGCCGGCATTTCGACATACTTGGCGACCGGCTTTTTCAGGGCGGCTTTTGCCTCTTCGGCTTCCCGGCGAGCTGCGGCGGCCTGTTGCTTGGCGACCTCGCGGGCAGCCTCTGCTCCTGCGCGGATTGCATCACGGTCAATTTGCGGCTTACCCATTGCGACGCTCCCAGCGGAAAACTTCGAGCTCCACCAGCGGGAACCATTCAAGCAACTTGCGGTAGTCGGCAGGTCGATGCCGCTTTAACGGCAACGCGAATCGCAGATCAAGCCCATCGAACGACCGGCCAAACAGCTCGTAATCAATCGGCAGGCGAACGCCATGCTTTCGAAAGCAGGCGATCAGATCGGCCTTTTTCCAGTCCCATACCGGGTGGTACCGGCCCTGCGACAAGCTGAGCGGGCCGTGCGTCTTGATCGCGATGCGGCGCATCGGACTATCGGCCGCACGGACGCCATCGGCGACCAGTGTCGCGGGGTTGAGGCCGCGGTCCTCGATCATCACCGTCCGAATGTCCGCGTAGTCGTGCATCGGCAGCCCCGCCTGATTGATGATGGCGCAGCGCTCGGGCGGCTGGAAGGTGTAGGAGTTCAGCCAGCGGTGCAGGCTCGGATGCGGTAGGCGCGCGATGCGCACACCGAAAAACTGCTCGTAGTACACCAGCGACTCTTCGACAAACTCAAGGCCGGGCACCAGATATAGATAGTACGGATGCACCGATTCGAAATGGTCGCGAATCGACAGCCACGCCGCGATCGCATCTTTTCCGGTACTGAATGCAATCAGCGACTGCGGCGAATGCTTCCTGGCTTCGGCAGCGGTTTCAGCGCCTGTCATGGTCATTTTGTGGGCCTTTCATGGGTTTAGCCAATCATACCACATAAAAGCGCATAATGCGCGCTAGAACCCCATTGACACGGCGCACAATGTGCGCTAATGTTATGTGATGCGCTAGGCAAGCTGCCACAAGCGCG